CGCCGTCATAACGCCGCTCAATGAGTACGGTAACCGCCCGTGCTCGGGCCCGCGTTAAGCCGCGCTTTGGGCTCACAAGCCCAATGGTACGGTCTAACCAATTAGTGTTGGGCATAGAACCTCGTTTTTGCAGCGTTAGTCGCGGAATGTTTAAAGGCCTTTGCTAAAACTGCCATAACGTCGATACGGGGTTTTGGCTTTGTTCTGGGCACTTAGATTTCGCTCAATGACTCGAATACGGCGCATCAAATCTGACTCGCTGCCATACATTAAAGTCTTGCCTTCGTAGCTCACCCGCAATGTGCCTGAGGCATATGCTGACTTTAGGGCGGCCAGCTCTTCTTGAGTCCAACTCATAGCCAACCTCCTCGTTCACCACCCAACCAGCTGCCTCGCCTTTTCGGTCTTTTGGGACTTTTAGGTTTGGTAGGTGTATCAGTAATTTGATTAGAAATACTCGGAGAGGGGCTTCTGGTTTCGGGTTGCTCTTGCGCCACAGCAATACGATCCCCTTCAATAGGTAAAACTTCGCGTGTTTGCACACCTAGGTTCTTTTCCAACACCCTAAAATGCCGCTCTTCAAACCGATCAAGGCCAATCACCGAAGCCGCAGCGCGGGCATAGACATAACAGTCCAAGGCCTCGTTGCGCTCTCTGACTTTTTGCCAAGAACGTTTGGTATAACCATTACGATCTGCATTCGTTACCAATTGCTCCGAGCACAGCTGTTGGCAGTACTCTCCATCCACTGTAGGAAGATGCACATAGCCTGGCGGGTAGGGTTCGCCCAACTCAAATTCTTCATCCAATGGTGGGTCTTGACGGAGGTTGTTAAATAATTCCAGTTTGGCGATGCCACCGGATACGGTGTACAACTTCGTGCCACGACTGAGTCGTTTGCCCTTGGCGTTCACATCCACAGCTTTAGGTAAACCCACCAACACGTTACCGCCTGCCACACCTTTGACGGCCATGACATGTAATTGACGATGTTGGCGCACCCAAGCGTATACTTCTTGGGTTACGTACCCCGAGTCCACGGCCATGCGTTTGATGGGCATTTGCGCACCAGATTCATGGGTCCAAGTTTCGTTCAGCATGCTCGACAAGTCGTTCCAGACTTGATCATAAGCGGTCTCACCATCCAACACGCGATGCTCAATCAACCACGCTTCTTTGCCACGGCCCCAAGCCCACACCGAAACCTCGATGCGGTCTTTTTGAATGTCGGT